AGAGCGGATTGTCATTGCGCGTAATTGTAAGGTTGGCTGTAATGGCTTTGCCTACTACAAAACCAGTGCCATAAGTCGGTTCTGCGCCGTCAGTTTCGGCAGTAATAGGTGCAGCAACAGGGTAACGCAGCCCAATAAACGCCATAGTTCATTCCTCCATATACGTTCTCACTTGCGGTGTGTAAGACCGCCAGTATCAACAATAGGCGGCACAGTGCCGCCTGACTCCAAGTATTGATCCCATATTGACTCAAGCCGCGATTGTACGCGATCTCCGGCAGCATCCTCTGCCTCGTCTACCCAATGAGATGGGGTGATAGTGCTTGTACCATAGTTCAAGATAAATGCCTTTTCGGCATTGCGCACGGCTTTTTTCCTGCCGCGCTTATCTTTCCCCTGTGGGTATATATCCCTATATAGGATATCCCCCATTCGTTTGACAGGCTGCGGAAAGCCTATGCTTTCGATCATCGCGCCAGTATCTACATGCCCGTGCTTCTCTGCTGACTCTCGCCAACAGTCACGGATTTCGACTGAGGCAGCGGTAACCATAGCCTCCGCTATTGCGCCGGAGGTCTCGCCCATCTTTTGCATTTCGCTAATGAGCTTATCAAGCCCGGTTGTGTCGAATCTCGCCACGCTATCACCACGCTATTGTAGAGAATGCCCATTGCCAGTGCATCAGGCGCGTATCAGCCTCGTAGTCTACCACGTTCAGATACCATGCCAGCCCCTCAGTATTATTGAGGATGTCCTGCACTGCTTGCATATGCTCACGGGATGCGGTAGGGCTGAACAGGTCAATATACCCCTGTGGGGCTTGCTCTATCATCCTATCGTCACCATGCAGACTTGAGTCAATCGCGCTGTGGGAGACAATGATATTGTCACAATCCGGCCTCACGTCCCAAGCGTAAGCGGTCACAGGAATGCCGATAGTTTTGAGGGATTCAATCAACTCTTCAAACATTGGCGCTGTTCCCCCGTTCTACCGTGATCTCAATGCCGTCAGTTTCGGTGACGTATGTGCGGATGACGTGATACCGGATGCCGTGAAATTCACAGCTTTTCTCGCCGTTGTACTCAAATGAATGTGTGAGCTGGAATACCCATTCCGGTTTCAATCCGTGTGATAGTGCCTCATAGGTTTCGCGCATTCCCACGCTACGAACCGTGCAGTATACCTCACGCCGTACCTCGGAAACAGGGTCAAACCTTCCACGCGCATCTGGTACATCCGCGATCAGCGTCAGTACATCAGCTCTCACCATTGGATTCACCCCAATCGGTATAACCCGTGCTGATCGCCATCTGTCCCTTGAGCGCTTCATAAGCCCAGCGCAGATTCTCAAAATCTGCCGGGGAGTGGAACATCATGCGGCAATAGGTAATGACCGCACGCTGCACCATCTTGTCCTCTGTCAGCGTGTTGTCCACTCCTGCAACGCCCAAATCCAGCAGCGCCGCCTCAATCAGGTCTTGCAGCTCACTATCATAGGCATCCGTTGTGATTGCCATTGCCACTTTCACTTTTTCAAGCATTGATTTTCACCCCGTTTACATTTCTGAGCGCTTCCGCGTCATCCGGGTATATAGTGATTTGCCCGATATGGCCCACCCGCGCCCCCGGTTCGGCCCAGATCTCCCAACCGACAGAGGTTGCCCGTTCACAAAACGCGAGGTCTTCCCCAAGGTTTGATGTCGGCAGAAAACAAGTGTTATATTTCTCCTTGACCGCTTTTAACAGGTCGGTGCGCATCAGCACACAGGCGAAACCGCACCCGCTGACTCGGAATGTATCGCGGGGGTATTCCTCGAACCGTTCCAGCGTTGACAGGCTCTTAAACAGGCAGCTTGTATAAGGAAACCGCCTTGAGCGAGCAATCCCAGAAACAAACGCCTTTCCGCTGAATTGCAGATCATAGAGCAATTCATCGTCAAAAACCATATCAGCGTCCAGCCAAAGAACGTGCGTATATTCTCCGCCGATTGCATGTGCCGCCAGCCTGTCACGCGCCACATATACCAGAGTGCCGGAGAGAATCTTTACATCAACATTCACGCCGTCACGATCAAGGCGCTGAACAAGCGCCGTCAGGCATTTGACAAACTCAACGTTGATATAATCCAGCGCTGGCACAGCAATCAGCAGTTTCATTTTTTCGCGCTCCTTCTGGTTCTGGGTTTCGGCTCTTCTTCTTGCTTGTCTTCCTCCACGTCAACGGCGGATTGTACATCCAGCAGGAAATCATGCTCGGTCGGAGAGACCTCAACGATCTCCCCGGCCTTGTGCATGATCCGGCTGTCACGAAGCAGCATCACCTTCATGTCAGGTTCCGCTCGGCTTCGCAATGTTGACGAAGCGGCCCGGAGCGGTCACGGCATGAGCAACATACTGACGGCCCACGATTTTAACCATATCCGCTTCGGCTTCGGTCAATTCGTCATACTTGATGACCACTCCGTCACCTTCGGGATAGTTGACCTGTACGCCGTCCAGATCACCGACAATGGCATAGACAGCATTCGCGGACGCGGAATCATAAGCCGGGAGCGCCGAGGTATAAACGCGAGGGAGGCCCATGAACGGATCAACCGCGAAACTACCCGCCGCATAGGCGGCACGGAAATTCACTTCAGACAGGCGGTTCATGATGACCACATTGTTCCGCGCCTCTTCGGTCAGGTTGGCGGCAGCAGTCGCAACGGTATTGATGCCCGGAGCAGCGGTAATCTTCGTCACGCCAACGGCGGTCGCAGTATTGGTTGTACCAGCGCCAGCAATATCACCGACCACAGCACCAGCCAGCTTTTTGATGACCTGATAGGTCAACTCATCATAAACATAGCGGAGGAAGGTTTCGCCGCCCATCGCAGCAGCTTCATCAGAAATGCGAATCCACTTCTTGATGTTGGCGGGGATCATGGTCACGATGCCCAGCAGCAGAGATTCCTCAGTCGGAGCGGTCGTGCCTTCGGTGTGAACATAGGCAGGATCAGCGGAGCGCTCAAACGCCACCTTAAGATTGCCTTTGAAATAGGTGCGGCGGACGCGGGAAAGAATTTCATCCCGATCCCAGGCAGTACGGACAATCTGATCAACCAGCACAGGCACAGGCAGAGTGCCAGTAGCGCCGACATTTTCAGTCAGCAGCGCGCGGCATTCATCATCACGCCCGGTCTTGATGTAATCAGCGTATGCGTTGATATACGCCGGGGATTTGCGGAGTTCTTCAATAGTCATGGTTTTCCTCTCCTCTTCTTTATGAGTTTCAGTTACTTCACCAAGACCTTCAGCAATAGCAGCACGCTTTTCAGCGTCAGCCTTGGCGGCATTGCGCAGCTCATCACGCTGCGCGGTCAGTTCCCGGACTTCAGACTGGAGCGCATCCAAGTCAGCCTCCGGGCTGTCCAGTTCAGTTTTGATGCTGGACAGGCGTGCTTCGATCTCTTCGATAGTCATTCGCTTGCCTCCATCATAAGTTTGATGATTTTTATCTTCTTCTGCCGCTCCTCATAGGCAAGGCGCTCCTCCTCGGCCTCGGCAATCAATCCTTCGCCGATGCTGCGAGCAGAGATGATATCTGTATTAGGATTAGCAGGAATGCTCACGGCTGATACATCATATAGCTTTTTGATGCCCGTGATTGTCCTGTGAATAATAGTCTTGTTGTTGGCGGTATCATTTTCCTCGGTGCGTTCGTCTTTGCTCACTGTGAAACCAAAGGACATCTTGTCAGTATAACCGCCCTTGATTTCCTCGTAGAGCTGCCGCCCAAGCTCTGTACCGCCAAGATCAGCACGGATTTTCAAGCCGTGTTCATCCACGGAGAGCTGGAGCGTGCCATTCTTTATCCGCGCAAACACGCGCCCCTCGTGGTCATACTGCATGATCGTATCAGCCATGTCGGTCTCATCAAACGCGCTCCGGCTGATTTTCTCACGCACAGAATAGCGCCCGTCATCCCAAAGCGTATATTCTTGGTCAAACGTGGTCGCATATCCCTCCACGATCATACTGTTATCATCATCGGCACGGGTCTCAAGCCCTGTGACATTGATTTGCCGATACTCTCGCTCATTCAGCTTGACTGGCATTGTCATTAGCCTCCTCATTCACGTTGTAATACTCGCCCCTGATAGGCAACTGCGAGCCGATAGGCTCATCAAGAGGCGGCAGATTGAAGATCTCTCTGATCTCATTGCGCGTCATCAGGCCACGGTCAGCCATTTGCGCAGCCACGTTCAACTTGTCCGCATTGCTCATATACTGCAAGCGGTTTGACGTGAACATGATACGATTGCCATAAGAGCGCTCACGCTCGCTGAACAGCATGCGCGTGATGCACTCGCTCAGATTGATGCTCAACCACTCGACCGCGCCCTCGTAGAACGCGAGCCACTCATCACCGTAGGCCTTATTCTGGAGCACGCTCTCATTGACTCCAAAGTAATTATAGACATTGTTCTCAATGAGCTTGAGCTGGTCAGCGTCCACCTTATAGGCGTTGCTGGTGATCTGCTTAACGTCCTTGTAAGTGTTAGGGAACAGCAGCACGCCGCCGCCCTGCCCGCTCAGATTCTCACGGTCAAAGCGCTGCCGCTCTTTTGCCAAGTCCTCGTCTTTAGACCAGTTGGCTGAGACCGCCATAAACCGGAAAGACGCACCGTTCCTGATGGCCTCCTCCACGCCCTGACGTTGGATAGCAATGAGGTCGAGCGTTTGCCTGAGTGCGCTGTTATCATCACCGAAAAGGTCGCTCTTGTACTGGTATCGCGTCAGGATGCCAACGCGCCACAGCTCAATAGCCTTTTTCCTGCGATCACCGTCAAAATAAAACCTGATCCACGGCTCGCCCTTATAATCAACCAGCTCCCAGCGCTCCGGCGCTATGCTGATGATCCCGTTGGTCTCGCCGTACTCGCCCAGCACAGGCACGACAAACGCCGTATTTCTCGCATAGAGGATAGTAGTTATGCGATAAAGAAACTGCGCCCATGTCTGGAACTCATTCGGCTCATTCTGCAAGCGTCCGCGCAGATTCGGCTTTGCTGTCCCTTGCAGTACTGGCATCAGTTTAGCGGCATGCCTACCGTGCGCATCAATCGCGGCTCTGATCAGCTCGCTCTCGTACACGCTCCCTTGCCACGTCCTAAATGCAGGAGTGTATCCGTTGAGCAGCTTGAATTGCTCCACCGCTCGTGCGGTCGGCTCTGTTTCTTTCCGACCAAAGATTTTTTCAAACAGCCCCATTTCGTTTTCACCCCTCATTCCTCAGGCGGTCACCGTAATCGCTCCAATGGTTTTGCCGCATACACAGCGCATCAAGGATGGCAGCCACGCCGTCAACGTGCGCACGCTTTCCGATCTTCACGAGCTTCTTGCGCGGATGTGCGCTCGTGTTGCTCTCCAACTGCTGTGCGGCATCCAGCAGATGGATTTTCAAGAGGTCATTATCATCAGCGCATTGGAGAGCGCCATTTTTGAGCAGTCCCTCAAGGTTATCCTCAATGCCCGTGAGGTTGTACCCCTGATATACGCTCTCCATATGGAATCCGTATTGCTCCATATCCTGCACGAGGTACTGCGCACAGTAACGGTCATATCCGACCATGAGTGGATAAATTTGATAATCCTCTATCAGCTTGACGTACCAGTCAAAGCAATCATGATAATCAACAAAGTTGTCACCGGAGAGCGACAGCAGACCGCGCTCTACCATGATCTGATATGGGATGCCGTCTCTCTCTGTGGCCTCTATGAGCTTCTCAGACGGCAGCCAGAAATGACTGAATACATAAATAACGCCATCGCGCTCAATCAGCACACAGGCGCTCGTGAGGTCGGTAGTCTGTGACAAGTCAATGCCGCCCAGTGCATAAGAGTTGCGGAAATCATCAAGAGTGTAAGCATTTCCAAAAGCACGCTTGACGGTCTGAGCGCTGAACCAAGCAAGCGAGCTATTCTGCTTCACATTGCAATACTTGGTGAGAAACTCACTTTTCTTACTCAGACTGGTCTCCGCTACGGCTATCTCCTCTTTCAGATAGTCCCACGGCACGCTCACACCCCTATCTGGGTTGCTTTTCT